TATACATTCACAATAGGCTCAACTCCTACTGTGACTGAAAGAGCAGGAGGAATGTTTGTAACGGCAGGACCGGTAACATTGACACCATAATGGCAGGATTTACATACGCAACATTAACAACAGCGATTCAAAACTACACTGAAGTAGATAGTAATGTTTTAACTTCTACAATTACAGATCAATTTATTGAAAACGCTGAACTTAGAATATTTAGAGATGTACCAATTGATGCGTATAAAAAACAATCTATTGGTAATTTAGTTACAGGACAAACTACAATTAACGTTCCTGCAAAAACTATATTTGTCAAAGGTGTTCAAGTATATGACTCAACATCTGCTGCAACAGGAGCAAATGAATGGTTAGAGAAAAAAGACGAGACTTATCTACAAGAATATATACCTGCTGAAACATCAACAGGTAAACCAAAGTATTACGCTATGTTTGGTGGTGCTACAGGCGTCACAGATACGACATCAGGCCGTTTGATGGTAGCCCCGGCACCCGACACTACATACACGTTTAAAATACACTATCAGGCCATCCCAGACGGTTTATCGAGCTCAAATACTACGACTTACATAAGCCAATACTTTGGAAATGGTCTATTATATGCGTGCTTGGTGGAGGCATATGGATTTTTAAAAGGGCCAGCAGATATGTTGACACTTTACGAAAATAAGTATAAAGAAGAACTAGACAAGTTTGGTATTGAACAACTTGGCAGACGTAAACGTGATGATTACACGGATGGGACTGTTAGAATTACAATACCTTCTACGTCACCTTAATAAATAGGAGTTAAATTATGGCAATAACATCGGCAATCTGTAACAGTTTCAAACAAGAAATTTTACAAGGTGAGCACAATTTCACTGCATCAACTGGTGATACATTTAACTTAGCATTGTACACATCTTCAGCATCTTTAGGAGCTGGTACTACAGCGTACACAACTTCTAACGAAGTTTCTGGAACTGGCTACACTGCAAAAGGAAATGCGCTTACAAGTGTTACTCCAACTTTAGATTCATCAACAGCTGTATGTGATTTCGCTGATACAAGCTTTACATCTGCTTCTTTCACAGCAAGAGGATGTTTAATTTTCAACGACTCACACTCTTCAGATGCAGCGGTTTGTGCGATCGATTTTGGTTCTGACAAAACTGTAACAAGCGGAACGTTTACTATCCAGTTTCCAACAGCAGACGCAAGTAACGCGATCATCAGAATAGCATAGGAGGTTAACCTCTTATGGCAGACGTCACTTTTACAGTTACCGTCCAAAGTGTAGATGGTGCTAATAAATATTTTATAGACGGCGTTCAACAAGATACTCTTTTTCTTGCAAGAGGAAATACGTATCGATTTGATGATTCAGATTCTTCTGTTTCAGGACATCCACTAGCTTTTTCAATAACACCTGATGGAACTCATAACGGTGGATCTTTTTATAATACTGGAACTTCAAGAAATAATTCTCCAGGTCAACCTGGCGCTTACGTAGAAATTGCGGTTGCAAATGATGCACCTGCAATACTTTATTATTTTTGTCAAAACCATTCTGGAATGGGTGGCTCTATGTTTTTGGCAGATGGTGTTGCTTGGGGAGATAATTCTTGGAATGATAACTCTTGGGAATCAGCAGTTGTTGCACCGGCAATTAGTGGCGTTTCAGCTACTTCAACTACAGGAGACTTAACTGCATTCAACTTAACAGGTTGGGGCGGAACAGGTTGGAGTGTTGGTGAGTGGGGTGCAGTAAATGATAACAGTGTAGAATTAACTGGTTTATCTGCAACTGCTTCAGTAAACGCAGAAGGATTATTATCATTCTCTGTAAATGGTTGGGGTAGAAATACTTGGAACTCAGAATCTTGGGGTGACAGTGATAATCCTGTTGTAACTTTAGATGGTCAATCAATGACATCTTCTGTTGGAAGTGTAGAATCTTTCAACGAAAAAGGTTGGGGTGGTAGATTTTGGAACGAAGGTGAATGGGGACAAGTTGGTGATACATCTTTAGAATTAACAGGTTTTGGTTTAACAGCAAGCATTGGAACAGTTTCAGTAACAGCAGAAATTAATACTGGTTGGGGCAGAGCCGGTTGGAGTGATGATGCTTGGGGCATACAAGGTGATGTATTATTAGATGGTCAATCAGCAACTGCTTCTGTTGGTTCAATATCTCCAGCAGATGTATTAAGTCCAACTGGACAAGAAGCAACAACAAGTATTGGATCACCAACTATTATTGGAAATGTTTCATTAGAATTAACAGGTCAATCAGCGACTACTTCTTTAGGAACTGTAGTGGCAACAGACGTAGTTGGACTAACAGGTTTATCAGCTACGTCCTCTGTAGGATCAATAACAGCGCAATTTATTTATGAATTAACAGGTGTTTCTGCAACTGTTTCGTTAGGTAACACAGACGAAACTTCAAATCCTATAGTAATACCAGATGGATTTGGTTTAACTTCTAATGTAGGATCTTTAGCACCTGCTGACGTTATGGGCTTGACTGGACTGTCCGCAACGTTTAATATAGGTTCAGTATCTATTGATACAAGTCTAGATTTAACTTTAACTGGACAATCAGCAACGTCAAATGTAGCTGCTTTTGGAACCTCAACAGGCTTTGGAATTCAGGCATATCAAAGTGTTGACACAGGTTCAAATACTAGCTATACAGATGTTGCGTAAGCAAATTATTAGGAGATAAAATATGGCTTCAACATACACACCTTTAGGAGTAGAACTTCAGGCAACCGGTGAAAACGCGGGAACGTGGGGAACTAAAACTAATACCAATTTACAAATCATTGAACAAATTTCTGGTGGATTTACACAACAAGATATTGCTGGTGGCGCACAAACTACAGCGTTAACGGTTTCTGATGGATCAACTGGAGCTGTAATGTCTCACAGAATGATTGAGTTCACAGGTACAATTACAGGAAATCAAATTGTAACTATACCTTTAGATGCTCAAACTTTTTACTTTTTAAGAAATTCGACATCAGGTGCATACACAGTACAATTTAAGTATACATCTGGATCAGGTTCCACATTTACTTTTTCTGCAACAGACAAAGGTGATAAACTAGTTTTTGCTGCAGCTAATGATGGAACAAACCCTGATATTTTAACTATCAACACTGGTATTACAAGTGTTGTTGCTGATACTTCACCTCAATTAGGTGGAGATTTAGACACTAACGATAACAATATTAAAATTGATGATGCTCACGGAATACAAGATGAAAACGGTAATGAACAAATTACATTTCAAACAACAGCATCAGCAGTAAACCAAATTGATGTAACAAACGCAGCAACAGGTAACGCACCTGAAATAGCAGCGACTGGTGGAGACTCTAATATTGATTTCAACATCAATCCAAAAGGAATTGGAAGAGTAACTTTAGGTGCTGGTAAAATCCAACAGTTAGCAGAAAAAGCTACAATATCTGCAACAGCAGCTACAGGTACAATTAACTATGATGTTATTACTCAAGCAGTTTTATATTACACATCAGACGCTTCTGGAAACTTTACAGTAAATATCAGAGGCGATGGTTCAAACACATTAAACAGTATTATGGACACAGGTGAATCAATCACGGTTGCTTTTCTAGTAACAAACGGTTCATCAGCATACTACAACAATGCTTTTCAAGTTGATGGTTCTTCTGTTACACCTGAATGGCAAGGTGGTGCAGCACCATCTGCAGGTAACGCAAGTTCTGTTGATGTGTATACGTATACAGTATTTAAAACTGGAGATGCAGCGTTTACAGCGTTTGCAGCTCAAACACAGTTTGCATAATAGGAGGAATATAGAAAGATGCCAATATTAGGATCAAGAGGGGCAGCATCCGCATCAGGCTTTGGATTTGGAGGTGGTGCATCCGCAATAATATGTGCTTGTGGAGGAAATGATGTATCTGATTGTGGAGATTACAGGATTCACACTTTCACTGGTCCAGGAACTTTTACAGTTAATTCTGTTGAAGCTTGCACACCAGGAGTAGTTGATTATTTGGTGGTTGCAGGAGGTGGGGGATCTTCTTGTAGTGCACAACCTGGAGGATCCGGAGCTGGAGGTTTTAGAGAATCTCAGCACCCTTGTGCCGCACCAGCTTGGACTGCAAGCCCTTTAAAATCCACAACAGGAATAACAGTATCAGCCACACCAGGAAGCTACCCTATAACCGTAGGAGCTGGGGGAACTTTAAACCCTTCTAGTTCTACTCCGACAAATCCTGGAGGCACTTCAACTTTTAGTTCAATCAGCTCTACTGGAGGTGGCGGAGGAGCTCACGGTAATTCAGCTGCAACGACTCCACCTTTCCACGGACAACCCGGAGGAAGTGGATCTGCTGCAGGGCAAGGAAATTTAGCGTCAAGACCTGGTGGATCTGGAAACGCAGGAGGATACACTCCACCTGAAGGAAACCCAGCACCTGGATCATCAACAGCACCAGCCAACATTCAAGTTACTGGAGGTGGCGGTGGAGCAACTGCAGCCGGATCATCTTTTGGACCACACTCAGGTGGACCTGGAGGAGCAGGAGCTGGAACACAAATTGCACCACCATCTTTTGGAGAAACTTGTGGATCACTTAGATACTTCTCAGGCGGAGGCGGTGGCTCAGGACCATCTGCAAAAGGATGTGGAGGTCTTGGCGGAGGCGGAGACGGTAACCCTGGAGTAGCAACACCGGGAGCAGCCAACGGAACTGCTAACACTGGCGGAGGATCTGGAGCACAAAGTAACGGTGGTTCTGGAATAGTAGTAATAAGATATAAGTATAAATAATATGGCACACTTTGCAAAATTATCAGAAGAAAATGTTGTTCTAAATATTGTAACTTTAAATGATGAAAACATGCTTGATGAAAACAACAATGAATCAGAAGCTGTTGGACAAGCATATTTAGCTCAACATAATAATTGGCCTGCAAATCTTTGGAAGCAATATTCATACAACACAGTTAACAATCAACACCAACAAGGTGGAACACCTTTTAGAGGGAATGCTGCAAATATAGGTGGCATCTGGGATCCTGAAAATGAAATTTTTATAGGGCAAAAACCTTTTCCATCTTGGACATTAAATTTATCAGAAGCAAGATGGCAATCACCAGTTGGAGATGCACCAGATAGAGATCATTTATGGAATGAAGATACTCAATCTTGGTATCTTCCTTAGTTTATAAGAATTGATACAGAATGAATTTAAAATATGTGTATTGGGCTTTTAGAGAAGCCATTCCTCCTAAGATATGTAATGATATAATTAAATATTATGATCTTAAAAAAGAAAGACAAAGATTAGGTATTGTGGGTGGAACCTCTAATAATGGTAATAATTTAAATAAGCAAGAACTCAAAAAATTAAAAAAAACAAGAAACTCAAATATTATTTGGACTGACGATTCTTGGATTTCTCGATATGTATTGCCCTACATAAAAATAGCTAATCAAAGTGCTGGTTGGAATTTTCAATTAAATGGAGCAGAGAATTTTCAATTAACTAAATACTCAACAGGTGGTCATTATGATTGGCATTGTGATAGTTGGGATTCAGCTTACACAGAGGGAGATTACGCTGGCAATGTGCGTAAACTTTCTATGACACTAAGTCTAACTGATAAGACAGAATACGAAGGAGGAGAACTTTTATTTTCTTATGGAAATGATAATTTTAAACAAAAAAGAAAAATAATTACTTGTAAAGAAGTTTTTTCCAAGGGATCCTTAGTTGTCTTTCCTTCTTTTATATGGCATAAAGTACAACCAGTAACCAAGGGCACTAGATATTCATTAGTGATTTGGAATTTAGGAAATCCATTTTTATAATTATGCTTTGGCCTACGCTATGCATTGATAATTTTTTTCAAAATCCTGAAGCAGTAGTTTCTTTTGCTAATAGTCAAAAGTTTGCTAGAGGTGAAGGAAGATGGCCTGGAGAGAGAAGTCAACCAACACATACTTTTTCTAAAGAGTTTTTTGACAATACAACCAAGAAAATAATTTGTGCTTTATATCCTAATGAAGCTTTAAAACCGACTATGAGATGGAGAGCACTACAACACTTTCAAAAAATACCTGGGAGTAAAAATCCCGGCTTTGTGCATACAGATACAGGAGTTGAATTTACTTCTATAATATATTTAAGTGATCACGAAGATGCAGGGACAGCTATTTATAGACAGGTAAAAGAACCCGTTTTAGAACACGGTGCACAATATTCAAAAAATGAAAACTCAAAAGAATTTCAAAAAGCATTAAAAGATAATCGTAAATGTTTTGAGAAGACTCTTGAATTTACATCTCTTAAAAACAGAATGATATTGTTTGATGCTCAACACCACCACGGTGTTGAAAATTTTGGAATGTCAAAAAAACCAAGA